AGATAGATATAACTCCTTGTTCTATAGGGCCGTAGTTTAATGTGTGTGCTAAATAATAAGCACCCAATTGTAATTTATAATCTTCTACCCATTCTTCTTTTTTAAATTTGTTAGCTTGTTTCCAGTCAACGATAGATGGTTTATCATAAGCCATGGCAACTAAATCACATGTTCCTGCAAATAAATTTTTATATTCTAAACTAACTTCATTACCCCATACTTCAGATAACTTAATATTATCTAAAATAATTTTAGCCATCATTCTAGGTTTTGTTCCCTCAGGGGTATCATTATAATAACCTTGTCCTGTTAATGTATATTCTAATACTTGGTGCATCTCAGTTCCAATAGAACTAGCTTGTCTCATTATACGATCTGCTTCTTCATTACCCACACGTCTTCTCCAGTTGTCTAAAAACTTTTGATCTTTAGTAGCACCTAAGATTGTAGTTACTGAAGGTACTTTGGCTTCACCAACTAAATATTTACGCCCGGTTGTATCTGAAAATCTATTATAATGTTTATAGGGATATTTTCTGACTAGTTCCATTAGTCATTCATACTACAAATGGTTGGAAAGTACAGCCATAAATATTGCAAACATTCCGCCTACAATAATCTTTTCTATTCTATTTATTCTTTGTTCCATTCTATCGATTCTATCAAAAGTCTGCTTTTGCATTAATCTGCAAATCTTTTCGTGATTATCTATTCTATCTAATGCAGATTTTCTAGCCACGTTTAACTCCTCTTTGTGCTATTGCAGCTCCTGTTGGATCGTTAGGAAATAATGCTTGAAATTGATTAGCATCTACTTGTCCGGTAGCCGGTGCTACCATAGGTTGTTGATTATTATTAACAGCTTGTCCAACATCTGCTAACTCCATATCATCAGTTATACCTGCTTGATCAGCTTCTTCATCTCTAGCTGCTTGATCAATTTCAACAGCTTCCTGATTAACCATAGTTGATTTAATATAGTCTACCATTTGATTATCTGTATTAACGTTACCCGAGCTTTTTGCAAAATCTTGAGCAAACATAGCTTCAAGTGTATCTTTTGGTATTGTTTTATCATCGTATCTAGGTTGTTCAATATTGTATGACATATTTAATAACTTTTCTTGGATAGCTTTAGGATCTACATCTTTAGGATTTACCCTTGGTAAATCTTTATCTTCATCAGCCATATAGTTTGCAAGTCTTGCAAACGCTTCTCTTTTCTGAGTTAAGCCTGCAGCTGTTAATTTAGGATTGATACTTCTTATTTTAAATTTACCATCTACTCCTATACCTTTTCCTTTAAGACCTTGTACTAATTCATCTACACCTAATGCATCATTCATATATCTTAATGCAGTAGGGTCTGTTAACATTTTACCAGCACGTCTAGCTAATAATAAAAATATTGCAGGAGCGAAAGGATTTACTGCAAACATACCCGCACCTACAAACATACCACCAGCTACAGATCCAAATGACCCGAGTGTCATTCTTCTCTGTAAGAAGGTAGATGTATCGGATAAAGGTACATCCGAAACTGCTTTCATATAGTTAGCGAATTTAAAGAAATCTTGAGCACCATCTCTACCTAGTAAGCTAGCCATTTTAGCTCTACCTAAGTCTGCTGTAGCTTCTCCTACACCTAACTTGTTCATGAATTTGTTTATATTAAAATCAGCAAAGTCTTTTGGACTAAATCTAATTTGACTTAAATCATAAATACCATTGTTTAGTTTTACATCATCTATACTAAAACCTCTTCTTGCTTCCATAGCTTCTGAACCTATTGCTCTCATAGCATCTTGTGCATATTCAGTTCCTGCTTTAACACCAAGTGATTCACCAACAACATCTTTAAAGATTGATTGTGCAGCTGGACTTCCTGCTGAATCAAATGATCCTAAGAATGCATTAAACATATATCTTGCTTTAGCAGCTTCAAATAATCTTTTTCCATTGTCAGAAGCTTTAGGCCCTGCAGCTCCAATAATAACTTTGAATTGTTCAATAGCTTCAGGTGAGTTAGATGCAAACACATCTCTTTCCATAGTTTGAAACATCTTATCTCTAGGAAATCTTTGCATTCCATAGATTCCATTTACACCTTGTGATGTAAATAAATTTTGATCAAACCCTCTCATTTTACCTACAAGACCACCTGCTTTCTTTAAAAAACCCATAGATGCAGAGAAGGTTGCATTAGCATCATATAGTTTAGCATAAAGTTGTTCAGCATCTCTTAAGTTGTTGTTTAAAAATGATTCTGCTACTTCTTTACCTTGGCCTTTAGACATTTCTTCGTACGCAGTTTTAATACCTTCATCTTTTAAAAAAGTATCTTTTGTTAATTTTGCACCAAATGAATTTAAATCATTTTCCATAGCTTCTCTTAACCCAAATACAGAAGCTCTTATATTTTGATATTGTGTTCCTTCAATAGCTCGGTTCATCATTTTCATTAAACCACCGTATTGTTTAGGAGTAATCATTTCATCACCCATCATTTTTACTGCTTGCATAAAAAGATTAAGTGGATCACCTGACATTTTTAAAATTTCATTTATCTTTTGTGGATTAACACCATCAGATATAAATCTATCCATATTAGGAAACATTTGTCTATTTTGATCTAAAAATTCTGTTGATATTCTTTTTAAATTTTCCATTGGAATAACTTTAGGGTTACCAACTGTTTCAGCTAATGTATCAAATGCTTTATACTTAGCTCCAATTAATGCAGATCTATCAGCAAATACTTTAGCTGCTTGATTATAAATAGAAGAAGATAATGCGGATGTTTTCATGATAGGTGCAAATTTTGCTAATGAATTTAAATATTGTTTACCTGCAGCTTGTTCAGCACCTTGTAAAGCTTCTCTTCCAATACCAGATATAAATGGAAATACACCAACTGTTTTAAAATAATCTTTACCTACACCAGATAAAACTCCATCTTCAATCGCAGTGTTAAGTGGTAAAGGTAATCCTTTATCTCTTGCATATTGTGCCAACTCTTTTGCCTTAGCACCTTTAGTGCCAAATAATTTAGAACCTAATTTACCTATTGGCCCTGAAATAAATGGTGTAAGTGCAGCAGCTCCTGCGTTCCACATTAAAGCGTTCTTAGTTGCATCTGCAGCATTTAATAAAATATCGTTATCTATTTTTTGTTGAGGTATATCTGCAAACTCATCTGTAATTGTACTTGCAATTAAAGTTCCTGCTTGTTCATTTAATACATCATAAGTAACAGAACCTACACCAGCACCTGCTGTACCTCCCATAACTGAATATAACTCAGCTCTACCTAATGGACTTTTAACTACTTTAGCTGGAGCATCAGCTACTCTTGCAAGTAATTTAAGAGCACCACCAAATAATTTTAATCTGCCAGGCATCTTATCTGCTAATTTATCTGCAGCTTTCTTAAAGAAGCCAGGGCCTTTTTGCCATAAGTTTCCTGATTTAGCGGCACCATATATTTTTTTTCTCATTAGTAAGTATGGTGCAATTGATCCTGATAGGTCACCTGCTAATTCTGCAGTTGGTCTGCCTTTTACAAAGTAAGGATTATCTTCTGCTGCTAAAGCTGCCGCAATTGGATCTTTAAGGTATTCTTCTTCTCTTGCTATATTTTTAGCAGCAAAACTTCTTTGTGATTGTAGTTCGCCCATTGATGGGCCTTTAAGATCACCTCTTTCAATTAAAGTATCTATAATTTGTCTTTGTTCTTTTGATAATCTAGATGGATCTAAACTTTTGTCATCTAAACTTTTCTGTAATGCTTTTATTGATGTAGCCATTAGAACATCTCCAATAATTCTTTAGTTGATTTATCAGTGAATGGGTTTTGTAATTCTTCTGGTTGATCACCTGTTCCTGAAGTAATTCCATATTTTTTTTTGAAATTATCTAGCGTTCCAGTTTCTCCAAGTAATCCATCTCTCCATTGATTTTCTAAAGATTGTATATCTCCTAAGATTGTATTATTTACTGATGTTAAATCTCTAATTACATCTCTTTGACCTCTTAGTAATGGGAAGATGTTTACAAGTTCTTTAGCCATCTTAATATCTTTTTCTGTTAAACGGTCTTTTGATTTTAATGAGTTCGCTAACGCGTAAACCATCACCGTTTCGTTAATAGCTAATTGAGAAAGTTTCTGTTTATCTTCTTCACCAGTAGCTTGTTGGATAGCTTTCATAATTTTATCTTTAACAACTGAGTCTCCAAGTAAACTGTCTACTTTTTTCTCAGCTTGTTTTCTTTCTAAATCTTCTCCAACCATTAAGTCATTTATTAATTTATCTCTTTCAAACTGTAATCTTTCATTAGCTGCTTCTGCAGAGTCATACATTTTTCTTCCTGTAATATCTTCAAACGCACTTCCTAATCTTTGACTAAATAAATTGAATCGTCCAACTGGCCCTGCTCCAGTTTCACCTTTTTCTTGAAACTCTCTAAGAATATTAATTGATTTTTGTCCTAATGCATAAGCTCTGTACTTACCTTCTAGTTCTTTTAACAATTCTATTTGTGGTTTAGCTAATTCATCATTTTTTGCAAATCTATTGTATTGTCCTGGTGGAATTGTTCTATAAACATTTCTTCCATTTTGATCATACTGTCCTGGCATAGCTACTTGTACTGTACCATCTTTTAATCTAATTCCTGTCATGTTAACCGTTTTTCCATTTTCGTTAAAAAATTGAACAACACCTGGGTCTCCTTCAGGATATTCATAAGCTTTGTTTTTTCTATCCATTTCATCAGAAGCAATCTCTAATGCACTCTGCATAAATTCATTTTGTAATTCATTTTCTTTAAGTTTAATCATTGCATAATTATTTACAGCTGGGCCTAAAGCTCTACCAAATACTTCCATAGCTCCACCAATACCAGCTTTGCTTGTAGTACCAGACATTAATCCAGAAGCTAAGTTAGCTAAGAATACAAGTTTAGCTTGCGATGATTGACCTTGCATTAATTCTGTTCTTATTTTTCTTGCTCTTGCAATAATATCATCTGTAACTTGTGCACCATCTGCAGAAGTTATTCTAGTTGGTTGGTTTAAATTTTCATTTGCTGATGTAACAATGTCACCAGCAGATTGTGTTCCACCTGGTTTTTGTTCAGTTTCTTGTGTTTCTATTTTTGCAAGTTTAGTATCCTTTTTAGGTGGTGGAGCATCTGCAGTAATACCTGTTTCCGGTGGCACTGGTGCGATGTTGTTTACTACTTTAGTTATATCAACTTTAGGCTCTCCAGGTAATTCAGCCATATTATCAGGTACAGTTAAATTATCTGTAACTCCTGCAACAGCATCATCAAATGGTTTATATCCAACAGCAGTTTCTTTATCTCCTGCACCTCTTCCTGATGCTATTTTATTTCTTTCACCCGGTTTATTTATTGGTCTTCCTTTAGGATTATTCTTAACCATTTCTTCTAGTGATACTTGATTAATTGGTTTACCTAACACACCTTCAATACCAGGCATAAAACTTGCATTAGATGCAGTTGTACCTAGTGGTCTTTCTTTAATTAAATCTACTCCTCTTCCGATAACAGGACGTGCTGCTCTATAACCACCATATAATAATCCCGCACCAACAGCATATGGATTTCTTGATAACGCTGCAGATATACCTAAATCTGCAACATCTTTTCCAACGCCTGTCATTCCTAATTTTCTTGTTGCTTCACCAATTAAAGGGTACAACCCAAATGCTCCTGCAGTTCTAGTAGTAGCACCACCCATACCAAAAGGAGCATTAATTAAAAATCTTGGGTCTTTAATATTTCTTCCTACTCCACCTATATCAGAACCTAACTTTGAAAAAAAACCAGGGCCTTTAGGAGTTGATGTTCTTGGATCTAGTGGAAGATAACTTCCTGTATAAGTACCAGTATTCGCTTTGATTACTTTAAGATGACCTTTACGTAAAGCTTGTTTTCTAAAAATAGGACGATTTAAAACATTATTAATTGACATTAATCCTCCTATTGTTGTTGTCCAGCTTGGTATGCCGTGAATGCTCCTAATCCTGTTCCGATAGATTGTGCTAATGGACTTGTGCCAGGTTGTGTTGTCATCGTAATTCCAGACTGTGATTTAGGCCCTGCAGCATATAAGTTTGCAAGAAACTCTGCTCTTTGGTAAGGCTCGTATTGTTGTTGTAAAGTAGTTTGTCTTTGTGCATCAAGTGCTTGTTGAGCTAATTGCTGTTGAATTCCACCAGAAGCCATTAGTTGATTAATATCTGCTTGAGCCATTTGTTGTTGACCAGCACCTAAGTTTCCTAATTGTTGACCAGCAGCCATACCTAATTGTTGTTGTCTTTGAGCTGCACCTAATGCAGTTCCAAATCCTTGAGCATTAGCTCTACCCTGAGCTTCCAAAATTCTATTTTGTAATTCCGCTTGTTGAACACCCTCACGTCCTCCACCAAAGGCACCTTGATTAACTGCCTGTGCCGATAGTTGGTTTTGCATGATTTGTCCTTGTCTTCCAATTTCATCAGTAACATAAGATTGATAAGGATTTAAAAATTGATTTATTTGTGATTGACCTACAGGAGCTGCTGCACCTAATACTTGTGCTATACCTTGGTTAACAGTTCCAGCACCCGCACCTGTTGTTCCGGCAGCCGTTAGTCCTTGTTGTTGTAAAGCTGATCCAAGACCAGATCCGGCAACTTGTATACCAGGTAATTTAATTGGATCTTGAGAAACTTGTCTCGCGATATCCATCAACTCAAGTTTTCTTTCTTCTATACCTGGAGCTTCTCTAACAAATTGTGTTTGAGATGCAGGAGTTGATGCTGGTGCTCCACCGCCTCCACCAAATAAATTACTTACAAAACTCATTTAATATCCTTTACTAGTTGAACGTGTTTTTTCTTCCATCCCCATTTTTTGGAAACTTTTTCCCAACCAGGTCTTGCCCAAATGCAAAGTCTTTTACATTTGTTTTGTTTAGCAAAGTTAGTTATATGAGCTACAATTTTATCTTCCCATAGCTCTCTTCTTTTACCTGTACATATAATAATTTCTAACTGATCGTAATTAGGCATAGAACCTATTCTTGTTACAGCTATACCAAATACTTTATTCTCTTCTGTTTCATCAGATCCAAACATAACAAATAGTTGTGCCTCATCTTTTAATAATAGACTATATATGTCAGAAGATTCTGCATATCTTCCAGAATAAATTAACGCTTCTTTAATCATAAATTCAGCTAAAGGCCAAAATCTTTCTACGTCTTTAGGTAGAACAGGTACAATATTTACTGATGGTTTAATTTTTTTTGCTGCTCGTGCCACGTGCTTCTCCTATTAAGTCAAAAATTCTTTTATATCTTTTTTGCTGTTCATAGAAGTAAGCCGCACCTTTTTCTCGCATATCTTTTATGCTTGTAGGATTTGCTCCAGCTATTAAACCAGCACCTAATACACCGTCTGCTCTTGTTACAAACTCTCCGTCTGCTAATTGAGCTAACATCGTATCCTCGTCTTTGTCTCCTGTTCCGGATCCGTCCTCTACATAACCAGTTGCTCTAACATAATTGTTAGAATCATACTCGTCATGAGATGTTTTTGATGGTAAATAATTAATACCACCCTCATTAAATTTTTTTATTTCAGCTAACCCACCTTCTCTTAATCTAGATTTAACCATTTGATATGGATTGCCCTCAACATTACCTTCAGGTATGTAAACTTTTTCGTAATTTTTTTCATCACCAGTTTGTGGATCTATATATTTAAAGTTAGGTCTTTTCTCTGCAAATTCTTTGTAAGCTATATTGTATGTAGGTTGATACATATCTACTGGGCCTTGTTCAAAAGCACCTGATGCATAACTTAGTCCAGATACACCTGCAAATAATTTTAATGGATCTACTTCTGATGGTGCATCTTTTTTATAAAACATTTTTTGTAAAAAACTTCTTGGATCAGTTGGGTTTCCTTCACCTCCTGCTGGCATTTGAGATAATGCTAATCCTGGATCTGCTCCGCTACTTGCAATTTGTGCTTGTTGCATTGCAGATAATCCACCAGTTTGTGCTGCTGCTGATTGTGTTGCACCAACAAAAGGAAGTGACTGACCAAAAGCTGTTGATGTAAATGGAGTAAATCCAGATGTAGATACACCTGGTATCATTTTACCTCCATAGTAGCCCATAGCGGCACCTGTACCAGCCGATAATAATCTTCCTATTCCTGAAGCCCCAGATTTCTTAGCATCTCTATAACCTCTGTATCCTCCGTAGGCGGCAAGTGCATAGGGTAAAAATTGTAACATTTATAAACGTTCTCCTTAAAGATCTTTAAATGGTAAATAATACCATTTTACTTATTGATTATCAACTCATCAGCGAACCTTCCACTATATTTAAATTCGCCTACGTGGGTAATTGGGTCTAGTACGTAACTATAGCATTTACCACCTATATCTTTCCATAATTTGCAGAAAGCAAAGTCCTCACCCATATACATTTTAGTCTTTGAATCGTATAAAGTATCAAAGAAATTCCATAGGTTATCTTTATCAACTAGTTCACCATTCATAACTGTTTTTTGAACAATAGTTTTATCAGGATAAGCTTTCATTAATTTATCAAAAACACTACGTTTTATTAACATACAACCAGTAGCACCATGAGTTACTTCTATTATCCCTTCATGCATACTTATATCGTGTTCATTTGGAACTCTAAGTGGATATTGATAGATTGCGTTAGAAAGATCTTCTAATGTTTTAACATCTCCTGCTTGAATCTTTTCAAATGCTTTTTTCCAATTAATATTTTTCAATGGGTATGGAGCTGATATAAGCTCTTTGTCTTTGTCTATCATAGCTTGAATGGTGCCTGGTTCAAATTCAATATCTGAATCAATAAATAATAAATAGTCAGCACCGGAAGTTAAAAAATCTGCAACACATAAGTTTCTGCCTTGGGTTACTAATGATGATTTAACTAATTGAAAAGTTACTTTTAATTTGTTTTGAAAACAATACTTTTGAAAGTCTAGTATAGATTGTGTGAAATGAATACTAACTTGATCGTGAACAGGCGTAGCTACATATATATGTGGTACACTTGATTTACCTATCCAAATAGGTTTAGCCGCACCTTCTCTATTAACCTTTTGTCCTATATCTTTAATCATAAATTCCTAACGATAATGTTATTCTAGGAGATAAACCAATTGCTTGATGTATGTCTCCTTGTTTAATTGTAATTAAATCTTTTTCTTCTAACATATAGTTTTCTTTATTAATGTTATAAATAACATTTCCATACAAATTATATAGATAAACATCATAGTCGTCTCGATGTATATTAGATGTTGCACCTTGAGTAAACCCTACATATAAATCTATATCCATTGATTTAAATTTTAATTTAAATTGATTAATAATTTTATTTATTAAAGAATTAAAAGCAGGATGTGCACCCACATTTTTTATGACTATTGTGCCTTGGAGTACAAAGTTCTCTAGCCATTTACTAGATTGTTTAGACTTAAAATGATCTTCAGATATTAAGTTAGTTAGTTGATTGAAATCTAGTTTTTCGTCACTAAATTGTTTATAGACCTTTTGCATGGATTGCACCTTTTAAAAAGTTTTCCCACTCTGAACCTTTTTTCTTCCAACTATAAAACTTTTTAAAAAATTTTTGTTGTTCTGCTAGATGATCTTGTACAGGTTGTTCGTGTAGATATGTAGCAGCTGTTTCTATTGCATGTGCAGTTGCTCTTGCTAAGTTTTCTACATTGGAATCATAATTGACATATACTGGCCATTCAGAGCAAGTTTCAAATAAAGCTCCAAAGTTTGTAGTTATAACATGTAGTCCTGCGGACATACATTCTAAAGCTGATATACAAAATGTTTCTTCAAATATACTTGGGTATACAAACATTTGATAGTCAGTAATTTTTTCTAATATTTGTTCATTAGGTACATAACCTATGTAATTTACATTAGGTAAAGATTTAGCCTGATCAAATAAAGGCTGATAAGTAGCTTCATGTGCTTGACTAAACTCACTACCATATACTTTTGTGCTGCTGTAAACATCTAAAGTAATTAATGGATTCTTTACAAGTTGCATTGCTGCTAACAGTACGTTTAATCCTCTCCAAGGAGTTGAATGATGTATTATTTTAATTGGTTGGCCTTTTATATAAGGTTTTCTTTCTGGAAAATTTGTACAACCGTTTTTAATTACTATTGATTTTTCTTGTGGAATATTAAAAGCCATTCTAAATTTTTCATAATTCCAATGTGAATTAAATACATACCAATCATAATCAGAATGTTTAAAAGGATTGTTAAAAAATTCTTGTAAGTTTGATTGGTCATATGAATTTTTTTGCCAAAGTATATTTAGTTTATTTGGATCAATAGGTACTTTACCAGGTATAGAAGTACAGATTTGTGTTTTATCTAACAGCTCTTTAGGACAATGCTTGTAAAGCATCTCCATTTGCAACTCGGTACCACCTCTAGGATTCATTATGTTTTGGTTTTACCAAACATAGAAAGTTTTGCAACTGTTATTTCTAAGTCTTGTCTGAAGTCCTCTGCGGTTGTATCTGTATTAGGGTCTGCAACATCTGCATCAAATTCAGCTTTATCTGCATATACCTTACCAGTTCTTTTATGTTTTACTATTTCTACTGCTTTAGCAGGTATTTTTATTAGTTCATCACTCATATTTTAATCCAATGATTTTTTAATTTATCGTTAACGTGTTGAATATAAGAGCTTTGAGTTCTTATGTCAAACGCTATGGTTATTCTTACATCGTCCTTTTCTATAGTGCTTACTTTATGTGAAAGCCAACCTGGGAATAAAGTTATTTTTCCTGGTGTATTTTTACATCTATACGATGTTTTAAAATAAGGTACCTCGTAATCTGTTGTAGTATCTGCAACTTTTACACATATATGCCCACTCAAATAACCTGTATTATCCTCTGCATGATTATGTAATTTAATTTCTTCGCCTTTTCTCATTACATTAAACCAACATTGAACATAATATGATTCGTGTATATCTACTTCTAAAAACTTACAAAATGTATCGTGTGCTTTTCTTATATGATTTTTAAGAAAGCCACACTCAGGAAACTCGAGTAAGTTGTAATATATAAATCTACTTGTAACACTATTTTCACTTAATCCTGTACCACCATTATCATGTGGTGGATGTTCTTTTATAAGTTGTTTTTCTTTGTGTAATAAAAACTCACTTAATACTTCTGTATCTAAAGGTAAATCATCTTCATATATATGATATGAATAATGTGGATTAAAAGGATTATTAATATTGTTGTTTTGAAAATTAGTAATATGCACTAACGTCCTTGCCGATTGTATTTTTTAAAACATCTTTTCTTACTTTTGTTAAGACTTTTGGTGTGACGTCTAGGTCTCTTCCTAGGTTGTGGTCTTGGTACAAAGTTTGTAAATTTTTGTTTAGCCATTCTCTTGAGATCTATCTATAAGAGCATAGCTAACAGATCCTGTAATTTGATTAGCAGTATCTGCTTGCACTTTTAAAACATCACTAGCTTCCATATTTAAACTTGAACTAACCATGTTTATAAAATTTTTATTTAGTTGAGCATGACTAATCTCTACATCTGACCCACCAGATTTTTGTAAAAAAGCATCAACATCCACATTTGATGCAGCCTGATGACTAGCTTGAATAGCTTTTACTATAATAGTTGCATCTGATGGACACGTTAAAACTGTCGTGATGTTTGTTGTAGTTAAATCAAATGTTTCGCTTTTGTATCTTATTGTCATGACATAAAATAGTTAAAAGTGTTTTGTTCATTTTTAAGTTCGTGTTGATAACTTGTGTTTAACTTATCTTTAAGTGTTTGTAAAGTTTGTGCTACTTGTCTTTGATTTTCTTCAGTATAAGTTGGTGTTGGTTCAGGAACATAAATATCTACTTTAGCCATTAGTAACCTCCTGCTCCAGCTGCACTATCATCTGCTGCCTGAGCCGCTGCACCAGCCGCTGCTGTAGATCCTCCTGGGTGACCTCCTCCATCTCTGTTTTGTCCAATTTCATGATAAGTTTTTGCCAGAGCTTTTAAACCTTGTTTTCTAGCACCTCTTGCTGCTGCATCTCTTCTAGCCTTAGCGTCTCGCTTAGATTGTAGATAACCTGCAATCGATGTACTTCTACCTAAACCACTAAACAAACTAGCTATTCCTGCTATTGGTGCAAATGCAAATCCAAGTGCAGAAGAAGCTATTGTTCCTAATCCTGCTGCTCTACCTAAAGCACTAATACCAGTTCTTGCAAGTGAACCTTTAAATCCAGGTGCATTTCTATTAACATTAAAAAAACCTTTCTCAATAAAATTACTTTTTTCTTGTGCCATAGGATCACCATATGCAAAAGTTTGGCCACCTACATCAAAATTACTATATTCAGACATAGGGTCACCTAATGCTGTCATAGCTGGTGAGTTTTGAAAACCTAATTTCATTATACCCATAGCTGAGTTGTTAACTTGCTCTCTTTGTCTTTGGTCAAATAATTCAGCTGCACTATTAGCTAATTGATTATTGTATTGTGCTTGTAATAAATCTTCCATTATCTCATACCATCTGGTTGTACATCTGCTCTAAATGTTCCGTATCGCCAACTCTCTCCACTAGATAAATTTTCTATCTTTACACTTGCAAATCTAGATCTTGCACGTGTGTCTACCTTATCAGTAGTGCTTGTAATTGTAAAAGGCCCAAGTGGTGATGATGCTGAGGTAGAGGAAGGATATCTTTTAAGACCTATTGTAATACTAGCATTACCAACTATTTTTTTAAAGTCAGGTATAAACCTTCTCATACTCATAAACATTTGACCATCTCCATTAATATCTAAATCAAAGTCACCAGATTGCAAGTAAGAAGTTATAGTTTGTGTTACATTACCATCATTGTCTGTTTGGTCAGTTCCTATTTCGTGTGCGTAATAAGTTGTTGCTCCGTTTTCCGCTGTCACTCCTTGAATAGTAGGGTACGTAGGAACACCAGTCGTATCGTAGTCTGTCGCGTATGGGTTGTCATATAATGTAGAATCAGCCCAAGAAGTTCTAGCTAGAGATCCTGTATGCCAAGTGTTCTCTGAATAATTGTATGTAACTTGTCTGTCTACTTCATCAGAACCATTCTTAGGATAGAACCAAGTAATTTCTTCATACAAATGATTTAAACCTGCATATACTTGTTCGCCATTAGTGTAGTTAATTCCAATATTGTCTGTAACCACATTATTTCCTGTAAATGTAAATACAAAATCTTCTACTAAACAAGGTAATGATTTAACTGTACCATCATAAACAAAGAAGCCTCCTGCTTGTCCCATCCAAAATACTTTACCATTAACATATTTAATTGCATGTTGACCTATTGCACCACAATTAGAACCTACTTGTCTAAGAGAAAAAGTAAATGGTGGGCCAACAAACTGCATAATGTATGCAGAAGTATCTGTTAATATTAAAATATAGTCTTTTCCTTTAGCTGCACCAACTATCTTAACACCAGAATCAAGCCTTAAAGATCCTGCGGTATTTACTGAAGTAGCTGTGTAATCGTTAATATTTTCTTGATCAGAAAATCTAATAAACATTTTATCTTGTGATGCAGTTTGACCAATAGTTGTTTCTGTTCCAATCATAATTAAATGTCTATCTCTTTCAGAAACAATCGACATAACTGATTTTGTAGGTGCTCCTGATATTACAGTAGCTCTTGTTGTTAAAGCTGCAGTAGATACATTAAGAGGATCCCATTCAAATGTTTTACCATTTTTAATAGTTGCAATTAGTTTTTGTCCAAAATGATCTAAAGACCAAGATGCAGAGTCTAGTACAACTGTGGAAGATAATGAAGCATCTCCCCATGCA